AAGATATGACAAAAGTATTCCCAACATTAAAAGATGATTGGGGTATTTACATGCCCGAAGTAAAATATTTATCACCTGAACCATTAGTAAATTACAAAAATTTAAGTCTTACTAGGTTTCCTAATGTTTATTTCGTAGGTGATGCATTATCAGCAAGAGGCATTACAGTATCAGGAGCTCAAGGTACATATGTAGCTGAAAGTGTATTAAAAAAACAACCTTATCCTGATTTTATAGAAACAGCAAATTTTTAAAATATGAATAATCAAGAAGCTTTAGATAAAGTAGACATAGAAGGTTTTAAAAGAACTAGAGGTAATAAAAAATATAAAAATAGAAAATTAAGTAGAATTGAAGAAGATGGTTCTAAAACTATTGTTTATACTTTAGAAATAAATGGAGAAAATAAATTACATAGTTGGGATGGTCCTGCATTAATTAATGAAATTCAAAATAAAAAAGAATACTATTTAAATGGTATTCAACATTCTGAAGATAGTTGGAAAGAAATAAGAAAAGAAAGAGAAGGATTACCATGGTATAAACAATCAGGAAATACAATAAAAACAGCAAGATTTTAATATGAAAATAGGTTTATGTGGAACAATGAGTGTAGGTAAAACTACACTAGTAAATGCATTAAAAAAAGAATCTACGTTTAAAGATTATAAATTTGCTACAGAACGTAGTAAATATTTAAGTTCATTAGGAATACCTTTAAATACAGATTCAACATTTAAAGGACAACTTGTATTTGCAGCTGAGAGATCAGCTGAATTAATGCAAGAAAAAATGATAACAGATAGAACTATAGTTGATGTTATGGCTTTTTGTGCTTTATCTAAAGCAATGAGTATAGCAGAAAAAAAATCTTTAAAAAATACGTTATGGCATCTTATAGGAGAATATGATATTATATTTTATATAGATGATCTTTCAATACCTATAGAAAATAATGGAGTTAGAGAAACAAATAAAGACTACAGAATATCTATTAATAGTAAAATAAGAGAAATCATAACAGAATATAGAGATCAATGTAGAATAATAAATATATCAGGTACTGTAGAAGAAAGAGTTAATCAAATCAAATTAGTTTTAGATAATATGTATTAACATATGGCACAACCTAATATTAAACAAATAATAAAACAAGAATATCTTAAATGTCTTAAGGACCCTATATATTTTATGAAAAAATATTGTTGGATTCAACACCCAACAAGAGGTCGTATTCAATTTAATTTATTTCCTTTTCAGGAAGGTGTGTTAAATTTACTTAATAAAAATGATAGAAGTATAATTCTTAAATCAAGACAATTAGGTATATCTACATTATCTGCAGGTATTGCTTTACACATGATGCTTTTTCAAAAAGATAAAGCAATACTTGTTGTAGCAACAAAACAAGAAACCGCAAAAAACTTAGTTACAAAAGTAAAATTTATGTATGATGGTTTACCTTCTTGGTTAAAATTAGGTTTTGTTGAAAATAATAAATTAGCTCTTCGGCTTAAAAATGGTTCTCAAATCAAAGCAGTATCAGCAGCAAGTGATGCTGGTAGATCAGAAGCAATTTCTTTACTTATAATTGATGAGGCTGCTTTTATTGAAGAAAATAGAATAGAAGAAATTTGGGGCTCATCACAACAAACATTAGCAACTGGTGGTAAAAGTATAATATTATCAACACCAAATGGTACTGGAAACTTTTTTCATAGAATGTGGATTAAAGCAGAAGAAGGGGCTAATGGATTTACTCCTATAAGATTACCATGGACAGTACATCCTGAAAGAAATGAAGAATGGAGAAGTAAACAAGATGATGAATTAGGATTAAGAATGGCCGCCCAAGAATGTGATTGTGATTTTACAACTTCTGGTAATATAGTTTTTGATCCAGAACTTTTAAATTATTATGATCAAACATTTATCACAGAACCTGTAGAAAAAAGAGGCATAGAAGGAGGATTACATATATGGGAATATCCAGATTATACAAGAAAATATATTATAGCAGCAGATGTAGCTAGAGGTGATTCTTTAGATTATTCCGCTTTTCATATTATTGATATAGATGAATGTAAACAAATAGGTGAATTTAAAGGACAAATAGGCACAAAAGAATATGGGCATATGTTAGTAGCAATAGCTACAGAATATAATAATGCTTTACTAGTTATAGAAAATGCAAATATAGGTTGGAATACAATTCAAATAGTAATAGATAAAGGATACAGTAATCTATATTACTCTCCAAAAGGAGACGCAGCTACAAGTGCAGATGCTTTTCTAGCTAAAGGATATGATATAACTGATACATCTAAAATGGTACCAGGTTTTACTATGAGTATGAAAACAAGACCCTTAACTATAGGTAAATTAGATGCTTATATGAGAGAAAAATCAATTGTAATTCAAGGAAAAAGAACCATGGAAGAAATGCGTACTTTTATTTGGAAAAATGGAAGAGCAGAAGCCCAAACAGGATATAATGACGATTTAATAATGTCTTTAGCAACATCATGTTATGTTAGAGATACAGCATTAAAATTTGCTCAACAAGGAATTGATTTAACAAGAGCTACATTAAAAAATTGGAAACGAAATGCTCCTTCTATTTATACGGGGGGTACTAATAAAAAAGATGCAGGTTGGACTATGAAAGTAGGAGGAAAAGATGAAGATTTGACTTGGCTCATGTAATATGTATTAAAAAACACAAAAATGGCAGATACTAGTTTATTTACAAGATTAAGAAGATTATTTTCAAACGATGTTATTATTCGTAATGTTGGAGGAAAACAATTAAAAATTATGGATACAGGTAGGATCCAAAAATATGGAAACCTAGCTACAAATTCATTATATGATAGATTTACACGTTTACATAAACCTGTAGGGTCTTCTTTACAATACAACCCAACACTTAACTATCAGTCAATGCGACTACAGCTTTATAGTGATTATGAAGCTATGGATCATGACCCTATTATAGCAGCAGCTTTAGATATTATTTCTGATGAAACAACTATTAGAAATGAATATGGAGATGTATTGAATATTAATTCTAATAATGAAAATATAAGAAGAGTATTACAAAATTTATTTTATGATGTATTAAATATTGAATTTAATTTATCTACTTGGATTAGAAATATGTGTAAATATGGAGATTTTTATCTTAAGATGGAAGTTTCTGAAAAATATGGTGTTTATAATGTTATTCCTTTATCTGTATATGAAGTAGTAAGAGAAGAAGGAACAGATCCTTCTAACCCATCATATACTAGATTTACATTAGATCCTAATGGATTAGCAAGTGGTGCTACAAATACAATTAGAAGAGATCAATTTACATTAGAAAATTATGAAGTAGCTCATTTTAGACTACTTACAGATTCAAATTATCTTCCTTATGGTAGATCATATCTTGAACCTGCTCGTAAAGTATTTAAACAATTAATGTTAATGGAAGATGCTATGTTAATACATAGAATTATGAGGGCACCTGAAAAAAGAGTATTTTATATTAATGTGGGAGCTATTCCTCCTGATCAAGTAGAACAATTTATGGGGGAAACAGTTAATAAAATGAAAAAAACACCTTATATAGATGAAACAACAGGTGATTATAACCTTAAATTTAATATGCAAAATATGACTGAAGATTTCTATGTACCAGTTAGAGGGAATGATTCAGCTACTAAAATAGATACTACTAAAGGATTAGATTATGATGGTACAGGAGATATTGAGTATTTAAAACATAAAATGATGGCTGCTTTAAAAATTCCAAAACCTTATTTAGGTTATGAAGAAGGAGTTGAAGGTAAATCAACATTAGCATCAATGGATATTCGCTTTGCTCGTACTGTAGAACGTGTTCAAAGAATTATAGAATCAGAATTAACAAAAATAGCTTTAGTACATCTTTATTCACAAGGATTTGAAGATAAAGATTTAGTTGATTTTTCTCTTAATCTAACTACTCCTTCAGTTATATATGAACAAGAAAAAGTCGAATTATATACTGCTAAAACAACAGTAGCTAAAGATATGATAGAAAGTAAATTAATGTCTAAAGATTGGGTTTATAAAAATTTATTTGGATTAAGTCCTGATGAATATAAACAAGAAAAAGACTTAACAATTGATGATGCTATGCATTCTTTTAGACTATCACAAATAGAAAATGAAGGAAATGATCCTGTTGAATCAGGTGAATCGTATGGTACACCACATGATTTAGCTTCATTATATGGTAATAAAAGAGACAAAGCAGTAGGTCCAGCTCAAGTACCTACGGGATATGATGAAAAAGATCCAGGTCGCCCTGTAGCAAATCCTAAAAAATATGGTTCTGATAAAAGTAATTTTAGTAGAGATCCACTAGGTAAAAAAGGATTAGCACCAACTACACCAGTAAAACCTTCTGATGGCAATAAAGTTTCCACATTAGCTCTTGAAAGAGTTAAAACTTCTCTTCAAAAAATTAAAAAGAAAAAAGAAATTATTAAAGAAGAAGAAGAAAATGGCTTATTATCTGAAAAAAATATTAAGCCTTAAAAATAAACATATATTTATATCCAGATAAATTGCAATTTTAATATGAAGATGAAACACTCCAAGTATAGGAATACTGGGATTTTATTCGAACTCCTTACAAGACAATTAACTTCCGATACTATTGCAGGGGGTCAATCAAAGGCTTTATCAATTCTTAAAAAATATTTTAATTCAAAAACAGAATTACTAAAAGAATATAAAATTTATCATACTCTTGCTACTAAAAAATACAAAAAAGAGAGCAATGCTAATATTTTATTAAATACTTTAACTGAAGCCTATAAAAAACTAAATAAAACTAGATTAAGAAGAGAAAAATATAATTTAATTAAAGAAATAAAAAATACATACAATGTAAATAATTTTTTTAAATCTAAAATTTCAAATTATAAAATAATGGCTTCTATTTTTAATTTATTAGAAAATAAAGAAGCCACAGCTAATGAAATAGTTAATTCTAAAATAACTCTTTTAGAAAATATAGTATTACAACCTAAAAAACAAATACAAAAAGATCCTATAGTAGAAAATTTATCAAAAACAGATAAAGATACTAGATTACTTACTTACAAAGTTATACTTGAAAAATTTAATAATAAGTATAGTGGGCTAGCTGAAAATCAAAGAATTTTATTAAAAGAATATGTTAATTGTGTAAGTAACAGTCCAGCACTTAAATCTTACATTAATGAAGAAATAAAACAAGTTAAAAAAGATATAACTAAATATTCTAAAAAAATTGAAGATCAAGCAATTACAATTAAATTAAACGAAACAAAAAATTTAATTAAACCTCTTTGTAAAAAATCAAATGTACATGATGATAATGTTATTAATTTATTAAATTATTATGAACTTATAAATGAATTAAAAACAATCCATGACTAAAAAATTTAACATACACGATTGGCAATCAAATCAAAAAAATCTAAATGAAGGTGAAGGTTCTACTCTTAGTATTTCTAAATCTGATATGGAAAGACTTCATAAAGATGGAAAAATTAAAATAAATGGCCATGTAATACTATATAAAGTAGAAGAGGATATGGATGAAGCAAGTATGACAGGTACAGGAGCTTCTATAACAACAGGTGGTAGTGAAGCTTATGCTACACCTTATGCTTTTAAGAAAAAAAGAAACCAAGACGATTAATTATGTTATTAACAGAATATAGACAATTTCAAGTAGATAAACAATTAGTAGAAGCTTCTATTAAAGAAAATAAACCTTTAGTAGTAAAAGGTATAATTCAAAGAGCTGAAGCTAAAAATCAAAATGGTCGAGTTTATCCAAGAGAAATTTTAATGCGTGAAATTCAAAATTATGTTAATGGTCCCGTTAAAGAAAGAAGAGCATTAGGAGAATTAGATCACCCTGAAAGTTCAGTAATTAATTTACAAAATGTATCACACAATATTGTAGAAGTAAAAGTTAAAGGAGATGACGTATATGGAACAGTTGAAATATTATCTACCCCCGCAGGAAATATACTTAAGGAATTATTCAGAAATGGAATTACTGTTGGTATATCTTCTCGTGGAATGGGTTCTGTAAAGGAAAATTATGGAGATGGAACAGTAGAAGTACAGGATGATTTTGAATTATTATGTTTTGATTTTGTATCAACACCATCAACACATGGAGCATTTATGGAACCTACAGGTAGAGCATTACAGGAAGGTAAAATACAAATACCAGAATATAAATATACAAATGTAAATAATATAATCAGAGATATTATTTGTGATAATACAGGAATGTGTAAATGTTAAAGTAGTGAACATTTAATTGTTCATAAACATAAAAAAAGCCGCAAAATATGTGGCTTTTTCATATTTCTGTCATATGTATACGTAACAAAAAGGTTACATGAAAAATATAAACTCAATGAGAGATTAAGATATCAAAGTATAAGGTGGTTATGTCCAACTGCCTTTGTTTCAATTAAAATTAGTATTAACGAAAATTAAAATTATGAAAAAATTATTTTTAAGCTTAGCTTTAGGACTGCTCTTCGCATTTGGAGTAAACGCACAAAATGCAAAAGGTAATTGGTACGTTGGAACAGGCGACATCGCGAATGTTGCATGGACTGACTGGGCAGTAAGCCCAACAATCGGATACGCAATAACTGACAATCTAGTATTAGGAGGTTCAGTTTCACATGTAGCCGGAGAAAACATGGATCTTGATTTCAATGTAAAATACTTCTTTGGAGGCTATTTTGCTGATGTAAATCTTGACGGTTTTAGCACGGATGGCATGGTATTCGGAATAGGTAAAATGTTTGACTTCCATAAAGGATGTTATATTGCACCTGTTTTCAATTATGCATATGATGCGGAAACTTTTAATTTAGGCCTAGGATTTGGTCTTAAGTTTTAATAACTGAGTATTAATTAAAAATTTTATGAACATGAAAAATGTATTTTCAATGGTAAATGATTTCGTAAAAGGACTTTCAGGAGTTTTTATGGGAATTGTTCCATTAGCAATTTTATGGTTTGT